GATGTTTATAAGTATATTAGCACTACTTAGATAGTAGGTGTTAATAATGAAATCAACAGGAAAGAATTTCGAGGCTGAGATTAGACGAAGCCTCAAAGACAAGAAAACAAAATGCTTCTGGTTCAGGATACAGGACACAAATGATGTTAGTAGGTTTGTTAAGCAGGCAATTGCTGAGAAGCAACCAGCCGATTTTATGGCTGTATATCGCTCTAGGGCTTATCTTTTGGAATGCAAAACTACTCGGAACCTTACTGCTTTTCCTCTATATTATGGTTCTACTCGGTCTATTCCTACCCATCAAGTCAGAGCGGGTGAGATTCTGGAGAGAAATGGAGGAATTGCATACATCCTTATTCGCCGTGACGAGTCCCGTAGTAAGACGGTTTTTGCAATCACGCCCAGTCAAGCTAATTATCTCTACAATTACTATGGTAAGAAACGAAAATCTGTGCCGTGGGAATGGTTCAGGGAGAATGCGATGGAAGTAGATAGATTGGCTAAACCTATACGGTGGAACCTGAGAAAACTATTTGATAGTAAACTATGACCAGAATGATAGAAAGGCTCTGCGTTTTATGCGGAGAAAATATGCAAATAATTCTAGATGAGCAAGAAAGAATAGTATCTGGTGCGGGGCCAAAGGATGAATATTGGGAGTGTGAGAGTTGCTATGAAGACGACGGATAAACGTTGCCGGCAATGCGGCACAACTATCAGCATGGCTGAAGATGATATGTATAATGGTTATTGCAGTCTGTGTAGTTTCAGGATGATGTGATGAGAAAAATGACTTTTGATAACAGGGCGCATAAGATGGATTACAAAAGCTGGCATAAATGTACCAGATGTAATACTTTTACGCTCTTTAATGATGCTCCTGAGAAATCTCTGGGTGCTTGCCCCGATTGCTGGAAACAATGGAAAGACCTTCCACAATATAGAGTTAAAAATCCGGCGCGGGGCATTCGGATAAAGAAACGACCAGCTAAAAACAAGGTTGTAGAAAAAGAGTGGCCCATAGAATATATGCTGCTGTATTTATTAGGTTGTTCATTGAGCCTATTTGTAGTTACATATTATCTGTGGATAGCGTAAGCCAAAGCTTTAAATAAGCATACTGTATGGTATATATGGGCTTGGAGCCTTTGTAAAACGACGACGAATGACCTACAATTAGTGGCCTAGGTTCAGGCATTTGCTCGTATAAGGTATCCAAGTCCAACAAAATCCCGAGAGGTAAAAATGAAAAGCAAAGCAAGAAAAGTGAATGAAACGCTCAGAACCATCGTAGCGGCGATAACGCACTACGAGAAGACCGGAAATCATAAACAAGTGGTATTCCGATATAAGGCAGACAGGCGCACACCATTCGAGTTTGCACAATGGAAGCACGAGCATCAGGAGAGCAGCCCAAGGATGATTCTCCCTGAAGAGATATTTGTGACCGAATCCGGTCGCATGCTTGTGCGTGGTGTCGAGAACCGCTATAATCTTAAGCAGTTCCAGAATCAATACGACAACCACCCTCGTTCCTACCGTGTTGACCGAATGATACTGTAGGAGAACCAAATGGAAATACTTGATAAATTCATCAAGAAACTAGAAGACGATACCGATAGTGTAGATATTGAGAAAATTATCGGAGAAGAGGAAAGCTTAAGACATTGGGAGAAATGGGTATCTTTATTCGAAGAATTTAATCCCCGTCATATGTCCTCTTTTCTTAAGTATACTTCTGCGAACATTAAACTGACTAAAGAAGATGCTATCGTCTTACTAGCCTACGTCAAGCACGTAGAATTACAAGTATCACGAGTAGCAGAAATGATGGAAGCGTCAGAAGAACCCGATAAGAAAATATTTGATGGAAAGGGCTATGGGTAGGAAAGTCGCTCCAAAAATCCGTTGTAATAGCTGTAAGAGGGGTATGACGCCCCATCCTAAAGGAATTTGCAAGAGATGCAGAAAGAAGATAGGCATGGGAACTAGGATATCGAGAGGATGGGAAGATTTCATATGAGTAAATGGGACACCTTTGATACCTTATGGAATAAGATGAGCCCCAAAAGAAGGCAGCAAATTATGCAAAAGTTGATTTGTCGAGGGGTAGAACCAACAAAAGAGAATTGTAGAGATTATTGGATGGGATATATTAAACCCTTTCCAGATGGAAGGGGCGATGTGTTTCACTGTAACCCCTTTAAGAATACAGATAGAATGAGAGCAATAGGGAGAAATAAATATGGAACCACATTCGCAATGGCAAGACGAGATAAAAAGAAGAAATAGCGCATACGACGGTAACGACAATTGGTATCCATTTGTGCGTAATACAGAAGAAATCTGTAAAAGAATATCTGAACTCAATTCTCATATAGATGGCCTTGAGAATGAGATAGGAGAAGTGAGAGGAATGGTAAAGAACTTGAGAAAAATATTGATAAAACTGGAGGTTATAGATGACCGATTCATCCTTTGAAGAAGACGAAGACGAAGAAGAAAAAAAAATTATAGCTTCACTCGTTGGAGATGTAATGAAGGCTAAGATGGAAGCAGCTAACGCAGAAGGTGTTCACAGACTTAGATTAGGCGTGTTTGAAATGGAACTTGTGCCTGATGGTAGTGACGTTAAACCATTTATGGTAAACGTAATTAAATTACTACATAAGCTATATGAAGATGAAGTTCTCAAAGCTAGGATTCTGCACAATGAAGATAAAAATTCCAAGAGAGACGCGATGATTCAATGAAAGCACCAGAAGGAGCAGAATTAGGCAGATGTGTTTTCTGCCGAGAAGTATTATACAATTCACAAGCATCAGTGCAACACGCCTATGCTTTCTTTAAGAAAAGTAAGATGGTGTGTGGTAATTGCTTGATTGATTTAAAAGACCCTGTTATAGAAGCATTTATAGCTCACGAACAGGAGAAAGAAGATTATAAAGACGACTTACTTGAAAAGGTAAAAGAATATGGTTGGAGCCTAAATCCAGCCACAGGAAAATTACAGAAACTAACCAAGTGACGAAAGCTTTATAAACCCCCAAGATATGGGTAAAGAGGTGAAAAGCAATGGCAGAAGAACAAGAAAAAACAGAGCTACAACTGATTGGCGGACTATTCCGTAACAAGAGCAAGAAAGGCGATATATATTACTCTGGAAAGAGTGAAGCAGGAGAACATTACATCCTGTTCCGTAACGCCTACTGGAAGGAAGGCGATGAGAATAAGCCTTACTTCAGGCTCCACAAACGTGTGCCAGTCGGAAGCAAAGCAACAACAGATTAGAGGTGAAAAAAATGAGAGATTTAGAAAATCTCCTTGACGCTTGGATGGAAATGATGGAAATGATGGAAAGCATGCAAATGCCCCATCAAAAAATTCTACCCACGCCCAAACGCCGCCAATCTTGGCCAGGTTCGATAGAAGAAACAGATGAATGTGTTTTCATCACGGTTGACTTGCCGGGTTTTGAAAAAGAAAACCTCAAGTTAAAAGTGAACGAAGACAATATAACTATTGAAGCTGAACAAGATGACAGAAAGCACCGTTCTAAGAAAACGCTGCCCTGCCCCGTTGATTCCTCAACGGCAAAGGCAACGTATAAGAACGGCGTTCTAGATGTTAAGGTGTGTAAGGCAGAAGCGACCAAGGGCATAGAAGTAGAAGTAGAATGAGCCTGATTGCGGGGCCGTCGGATTGGATAAAATCAAGCAAGAGCAAGAGAGTCTGGTTAGAAGATTCAATGACAGCTCTTGCCCAGTTCGCATACATTAATCCGCTATACAAGGTTGTACACTGGGATAAAAAACGTGGCAGAAGAGTCAAGTGTTGGATTGAAGAAGGGAGAAGGTGTTTCCATTGTGAGAAGGACCTTCCTAGTATTAAAGAATATACTTATGGGGTGTATACGTCTCCCGAGTCAGATATACACTATATGTCCACAACTTTATCCACTCATACTCTTTTTCAGATACAATTCAGAAAGCTGTTGGACGAAGGTAAAAATCCTTGCGACACGGTTTTCGAAATCACTAGGGGAAAGATTGAGATTGTAATTGGAGAGCCAGTCAACGGTTATTCTTTACAAGTTACAGATTTAGAAAATTTTAAATCTGAAAAAGACCGCCCTTCTCTATTTACCGAAGGGAAGTATCTAATCCCTGCGGAAGTTGTATCAGCATTAAGACCATTTGATGGACACCCTATTAATATGATAGACCTGTTTTTACAAATCCGAGAACTATTCCCGCGTATACCTGAGAAAGATATTAAGAAATACACAATTAAACTCTGTGAGAATGGAGTTCTTGATTTGAGAAAAGCTATGGAGAGTGTTGAGAATGAAACTAAATGATTATATACATAATGAAGCTATGGGTTCTGCTGAATGGTATATGTTATTAGCAATATTTATGGCCTTCTGGATGTTAATGTTTATGAGATTCTGGAACAAGGTGGGAGTATGAAGGCTCCCTTTGGTGTATTGCAACCCCTATGGGATGCATGGAATGAAGCTTCATTTGATGAGACAATGGATGGAGAATACTTTAAAAGAGTATTAAAGCATCAAATAGAAGAAATAGAACTCGAAACTGAACAAGGAAGATTGTGGGACGAATGGATAGATGTTGTGTGCGTAGCGTTGAATTACTTACGCACTACAAGTATCACACCTGAAAATATAGGTAAAGCTGCTGTCAAGAGAGCGAACCGATATAATGGAAAGACGAAGGAAATACAGAGGAAGTATAAAGAAATGGAAGGGAAAGAATGATGAATGCACACTTTTTATGCGGTGAAGTTCTGGATAGAATGAAAGATATTCCAGACAATAGCGTAGACCTAGTGGCGACAGACCCTCCTTATAATATAGGATGGAAGTACGCCAAGGGTATACATGGAGTCGTGGACGATAAAAGAGACGACTACGACGAATGGGCAGCGGAATGGGTCAAAGAGTGTTTCAGGGTACTTAATCCAACGGGCAGCCTGTACATTATAGCCTATCATGAGACTTTAGGCGACTTCTATTGGCGCCCTTGTATGGAACACGGGCACTTTCGAAGATGGCTTACTTGGCCCTACAGGATGAACTATGGACACACCCTTAAGAACTATGTTAAAGCCCAACGAGGCATCCTTTACTTCACTAAGCATGAGCTTAACTGTACATTTAATGGGGAGGATATACTAATCCCCTACCCTGAGATGTCTCTTAAGCAGAAGCACGTTCAGAAAGCGATTGAGAAGCACGGTAGAGCCGGAAGGCCTAGTTACGACTGGTTCGGTGATATTAATGTTGTGCAACACACCCACCCTGAGAAGCAGCGATTTGAAAGTGAGTCTGGTATTTCTTCTATGAATCAAATTCCTGAAGCCTTGATGGATATATTCATAAAGGCTTCCAGCAACGAAGGTGATATTGTGCTTGACCCGTTCTGCGGAACAGGGACAACGGCTGCCTCTGCGCTGAAAAATAAGAGAAAGATTATTACCATTGACCAGTCAGATACCTACTTGCGGGTAGCCTTAAAAAGGGTAGAACACATGGTGTATGGAGAGTAAGAATGGTAACCACCAAAGACGAAGCTATGCAACTTATATTGATATTGTTAAGACATATATCTAAGAAAAACGCTGTGCTTCTATTAAAAGAAATGGATAAGGAAGTGGGTAGCGCAACTAAAAATGAATCTCTGAAAAATAGTTTGAATATGGCTTATAGATTATTAGGAGAAGCGAAATGAAATATGAATTATACGACTTGGTACGATACTTCCATAATGTACGCAACAAGAAGGGTGAATTAAATCCTATAATTGGTGAAGACAAGCTTGCAGTTACTTCTGCGCTTGCCTACTTATTAGAGGATAATAATATGGTTATCAAGGCGTATAGTGGTACTGGAAAGACCGTCATAATGGATGCGGTCTTCGGACTACTACCAGCCGAGTATTACCATACTATAGAACACCTATCTGAAACAGCCGTCTGGTATGAGTCTGACAGAATCAATAGGGCTCGCTTTGTGGCTATACCTGAAGCTCAGAAACTACCAGAGGGAGTTATGGAGGTGATAAAAACATGGGGCGACAATCGGGCAGCGTTCAGGAAAAGAACCGATGTCACTATAGGAGAAACAGTAGAGCAGGTACTAAATCCTAAGTATGTCTTCATGTGTGTAGCAGTAGAAAATGCGAAGGGGTCTGCATATTTTGATGCAGAATTGGAACGAAGGTGTATGATAGGACATACAAATCCTACTGCTAAACAAACAGCAAGCGTCATTAAACATAAGCTGATGTATGCTGCCCTTCCCCGGAGAGAGCTTCTCTCAATGACGGATGAAGAAATCAGGGGACTGAAGCAGCATGTATTGGACGCAATTGGACGCAGGGATGATGAACGCGCGGTTCAGCTACGCAATCCCTGTGCGCCATTCCTAATGAATGCTATTCCAGCAGTCTTCCCTGTGTCTCGCTCAAAGGTTCAGTATCTATTGAAAGTAGTGAATGCGGTAGCGCGGTTTCACGAGGATGAAATATTGCATATTGAGAGAGACGGCGTAAAGTATGGATTAGTAACACCGAAACACAACTGGCTGGCTCTACGAATATACCTAGACACGTTTATCTCGGAATGCCTGCATATGCCTAGTCACGGAACTGATATATTACAGCTTTTCCCTGATACGGCATTGGACAGCTTTGGAATGTCCGCAGATGTAGTGAAGCTAACTGTAAGTGAAATTAAGAAAGAAGCGAAGAGGGCAGGGCTTCCCTTTACCAAGTTGACCCCTGTTCTATCAGCGCTGGTTATGACGGGCTTCCTTGAAATGGATGAAACGGAACGTGGTAAGACACGTTACTATAAGAGTCCGCTGATAAGCGACCCGTCAAAGAAAATAAAATGGGGTGAGTTAATTGGAGAAACAGAAAGGTTTGTACGAGAAAAGTGGCCTAAAATCGCTAAAGAATACATTGAGCGCTATTGCGGCAGTATCGAAATTGTTGACCCGTTTAGCGGGGACAACATTAAATTGGGTAAAGGAGCAAAAACAGCAATAGATGTTGAACTTGCAGACAAGGATGTAAAGGCGCCCTTTAAATCCAAGTCTGACGAGTTACTTTGGGATGGTGACATGACGAAGTTCTTGCTTCTTGCTACGGGCGACTATGACAGTAAAGAAATAAAACAAATAGAGAAGATATGATGGCAGCAAGGAAATATAAAGACCCCTTTGGTAGATTGTTCTACAATGCTCAGAGAAGCGCAATAAATGGTCCGAAAGGCTCAGGCCAAAAAATACTGGACCCAGACTATATACCTCGTAAAATTGATTTCACCATAGAAGATTTAAAAGATATATGGTATAATCAGCAAGGGGGTAAATGCTATTGGTTAGGTATAACTTTAAAACCTGAATGGACAAATGTATCATGGCATCCCTTAGCTTTAAGTATAGACAGGCTAGAATGTGGAGGGGACTATGTTAAAGATAATATAGTTATATGTTCTAGAATGGCTAATGCAGGCAGAAGTAAATACGATAAAGATAAATTTAGAGATGTTATTGATTATATAAAGACATCCATGGGGGAGTGGATATGAGTAGTTTTGAAAATGCAATAGAGCGTATTAACGCAATGACAGACCTAATTGAGAGTAAAGGGGTTAAATTATCAGAGAGAATAATCCTCGAATTAATCAAGGTAGCACACAAGGAGTATCTAGATAATGAACCCAACACAACGATGCCCGACTTTACTGAACCGAGGTTCAACATTCCGATGGTTGTATACTCAATACAGAACGCACAGAACAAAAGAGTGTATGTAGGTAAAACCACTAAGGCGTTCGTCACCCGTTACAAGGATGGCCACTGGTGGAAAGACCATCACAATCCTGACCTCACACATGACCTGAGTAAATACGGCTACGCGAACTTCAACGTCAATATTTATCTTTGCGACAACGAGGAACAAATGGACAGTATGGAGGCTGCCCTGATTCGCGCCAACTGGAACTTCGCCTACAACCGCATCCCTGAGGCAGAAGTATGAAAGTCCCACTAATAGGCGTGTTATCACCTAATACTCGCAATATGAGGACAGGAGAGCTGCAATGCCTGATGTATCGTAATGGGCATAAAATGGCTAGCACCGTTCCATATAAGCCCTACTATTATGTACCTCACCCTGAAGGCTCTACTAAGCAAGTATTGGGGAGAGATACTATGCTACTAGCAAAAGTAGAATACACACCGGGTAAAGATATAGTGTCACCTAGTGCGCTTTACGAAGGTGGTAGGGAGCACCTACTTGAGCGACTCTGTATCGAGCACCCTGAGTATTTTTATGATTACCCTTGTGAAGCCCCATTACGTTCTCTATGTTTTGATATTGAAACACATAGCCCCGATGGTGGCTTTCCCTTCGGGGA